CTCCGCCTTGAGATGTGTTTGGGTCTAAATAGATGTGGGGACACTGAGATCCTGCTACTAAATCTTGTGAAACAAGCGCTGAGTCAGTAGATAATTGATCAAGGTTTGCCATTGGGCGGTAGTACATTAAAGCACGCCCATACTGGAAGGCGTTACCGTTTATCAAAACTCTCAACTTCAAAGACGCTCTCATCAATTTAAAGTTGGTAATACGGTTGACCACTCTCTTTTGGGAGAAAAACGATTCCCAAGGATTAAACGATTGTGCAAGTGTTGTGCCTGTGCCCCATTCGTACTCTTTAATTTTCACTGGGCGCGAGAAAAACTCACCCAATGGAGAGGCTTCTGCATCCTGTGATGTACGTGTTTCATCCACACTAGTGTCGACACTATACATATAGGGTTCGACTCGATCCTTAAACGTCACACTCTTGGCCTTAAGTTCGGCGCTTTCTACAGCTACTCGACCTTCAGCCGTTCCACTTTGAGGTTGGAACTCCTCACACGAAATCCATCGTGATTGACTTGAATTGTGGGGTGTATAAATACTTTGTTTGTTAGTTCATTTATCAGCCGCTCCGTAAGAACTATTCGGGAGGGCAGGGTCTGGACATAACGAGCAAAGCGCTAAACAACGCATCCCTTTTGGGTGCTCTTACTCCATGTCGCAATCAATCAGATAGTCCAAGTTTTCTGATTCCGGATCGTCCATAGAGCCACCAATTTTGCGTGCCTTCTCGGCCCTCTCATGGTGATTGAGGCGTTCCTCTTCAGTGCCATAATTCGAAAACCAGACAGATACTCTGTCATCGAAATCTAGCTCTAGGTGAGGACACAGGTGACCTATTTTGTGGTGCTGAGCTACAGTTTTAAGCTGCGCTCGTCGTGCCTCATAAACATCGCGTCCGTGATTGAAGAACTCACGGAGTGCACCATCGATGTTTATGGCTGCAGCTTCGTCGGCACTCAAAGGGCTCGCTTTATCCTTCACACGACAGTGAAGCGATTTAAATATAGAGTCCTCAACAAGAGCACCAACTTCGCATCCCAGCTCGGGCACGAACACAGATTTCCTTTTCAGGAATTCAAGATCTTTTTCAGGTAGGAATTCGACAAGTTCACTTTCTTTATCCGGCATAGTGTACGTTTGCCCATATTGGTCCAAAGTCTCTGAAATAGATCTAATGTTGAAATCGGTATGGTCCTCATCAACAGATCCAATGTTATCATCGCCATAGGTCAGAAGCACGACATGGTCGCGAAAGCTTTCTGCCTCAGGATACAACGAAAAGAAAACATAACGTTGATTGATAGCGCCACAAATGCCATTTATATGTACAGTAATAGCTGTGCCTGATATCCACCCCCCGCTCATAAATTCCACTAAATCACCATTAAAGGCTACAAGTGGCATTGCGAGTTCGGAAATCAATCCACGCATAACGGCAATGTCGCGCTGACTATATTCCATTTGGCTTGCAATCTCTATCATGCAATTCATAGCAGTGACAATAAGTTGCAATGGCAATTTTTGGTCATATTTCGAATAGTCTCCAGCAATAATGCGAGACTTTCCCATCGAAGTTGCATGCGTAATAAGTTCATCCCATTCGGTACTGTGGGCATTAATGCCAACTGCACATTCCGAAAGAGCGGGATACATTTGCATGAGACGCGCAACGGGCAAAAAATACTTGCGCGTAAGTACGACCAATGCCATAGGACAACTATAGA